TAAATCAATTAATAGATAAACATAAAACAAATTTTAAAGGTGTGGGTCAGCCATTAAGAATAGCTCTTACAGGATCTAGATTTGGTCCTGGTATATACGATATAATTTTATCTCTTGATAAAAATGAAACTATTAAGAGATTAAAGATGATTAAGTAAAACTGAACTTGCTATTTCGGAAGACTGGCTTTTTTTAAAAGTATTTAAAATATCTTGCGATTTTCTGATCTGTTCTTCTATTTTGTTCATCACCAAAGAATTGTTGTTGACCTTTTACTATCTCTTTCATCAAATCACCTGATTTGTTGAGATCTGCTTGTTCTAACATACTTCTACGTTTAAGTTCAAGCTCATCTATTTTAGATCCGTATTTAAGTTCTAATTCTTTAATCTTAATTTCAAAATCAAGTAGTTGTTGTCTCATTCTACCTTCAATTTCTTTTAGTGTTACATTGGCATTTAATTGTGCACGTTGGTTTTCACCTTGTACTTGAGCTAATGTAACTTTTTCAAATTCAGTTGGTGGTTTAGGTGGCAACTGAGGCATTTGAGCTGCACCTACGTCAGGATCCATGAAATAGGGTTCTATTCCATTTAAGCCTGCGTTCTCTATTAGTTTCTTTAAACTATTATATACATTCCTAAGATTAACCATTGGACCAAATACATTTTGTTGTAAGTTTATTGCCTGCATTTGTCGTTCCAATATAGCGTTAAGAAGAATGAGTTGTTGTTCTTTTGATCCTGTTCCTAATCCTACTTGGACAGTAACATTAACTCTATCTTTCCATTCGTAAGGTCTCATAGGAATATACTTGCCTCTAATTCTTACGATTTTTTCTTTTTGTTGGTATTTGCATACCAGTTCAAATATTTTTAAAGCTAGATCCTTTACACCTGTTTCAGCAAAGATTCTGGCGATTAACTCCATTCTCATTTGTGATTGTGTCAGAATTTGGTTTTGACCAGTCGCTGTTTTATTTAAGGTATTTGAATCTAGCCCTTGTGATTGTCTTGTTATTCCTGTTCGTGTTTCTTTAACAGAATCAAGGTAACTTAACATTCCACTTGCTTGTTCAGTAATCGGTTGTGCTGGAAGAGGCATCATAACATTCGATGGTGGTTGTTTCGTTCTAACAATTCCACCTGGTCTATTAGTTAAAAGGTCATCCATCGCTACTTGTCCGTCTTGAACAGCAACTCTGTTATTGTTTGTTAGATACATGTTATCTAACATTTGTCTCATAACAGTCGATTTAATTAATTGAATATCTTCTACGAGTTCAGATACAGATCTACCATGAAATCTGTGTGGCATGATCACAGGTGTTACGGAAATAAATGGAAAGCTATCTACTTCTTCCATGTCAATCATTTTACCTGTTCCAGATCCCGCAGTTGTAATCTTTAATAATTCTGCCTTGCCATCTTCGTTAACATCCATTTTGATGTAGCATTCATAGATTAAAATATCATTTGTACTTTTATCACCTTCATCAGATCCATGTGAAAAATATACATTCTGGTGTCGTACAAATTTATCTTCTGTATAGAAGTCGGTATCACCTGTAGGTAATCCTTCAACAAGATCTTGATCATAGCCCATTTCAACAAGTTCTGTTCTTGTTTTGTTCGTTCTATGACATACAAAGTTTGCAGAATTGATATCTTTACTTCGTCTTGAAATTAAAAATTCTTCTGGAGGAACTGGTTCAATTTTGACCTGTCCGTACAATCTTGTTCTATGAATGACTACATCATGAAGAGTTACTTTATCTAACTCTTTTCCTTGATCGTCTGTAATGGGTTCTTCGTATTCGGAATGATTTTAAACTTTAACTTGAGCATCTGCAACAAGATCATTAAATTCATCATCTGTTAATCTTGTATATTCTTCTCTCTCAGTTTTCTGAGAATCATCCCAATAAACTTTTAGGATTCCGTTCTTCTGAATCAAAGCATCTTTAAATGCTGAGTAAAGTGCAAGGAATCCATTGTTCTCTTTATAAAAAATATAATTAAGGTAGTCAGAACATTGACGTGCCATTTCATCGTCTTCTGGTCCAGTACCTTCGCAACTAAATACATTATCGCCTGCAGTAAAAATTCTCATTAAGGAAGGCATGAGACTTTCTACTGTATCAAGTACATCATTAGATATTACCTGAGAACGACCTTCTTGTTCGTTCCCTAAAGGCATACCTAAATAATACTCTAATGATTTCTTTCTTCGAGATACTAATTCCCCACCAATAAAACCTGATGCGTTATGTATCTCTCTATTTAAAACTGCTAATATATCTTTTTCTGATTTCATACTATGTATTTCGTATCTATCCTAATTGGTTTTTGCCATTCACTTGTATCAATCGGTTCATGCACAGCTCCGTATCTTAATGCGTCTGCTGCATGAGAACACCAATCGTGCAAAGGTTTATTTTTAAATACCTGGTTCTTATCATCCCATTGTTTTCGATATTGTCTTACAGCATCTAACCCAAGTTTACACTTAACTCTATCGAAGTAACAATGCGGTAACATATTTCTTACCGATTCGATGCCATGATCTACTTCTAGTTTAGGTGCAACTTCAAAATCAATTCCTAATTCATTTGCTACTTCTAATCTAGATTTTCCTGTTCCTAATTCTCTAGCTTGTATATCGTGAGGAGCTATATGATGTGAATACTGATAACCCTTCTCTTCAAGTTTATCTGCATAGTGTGCTAAAGATTCTCCTGAAGTTTCGTAATAATCTATGAGGTGTATTTCTTTCCCTACTCGTTGAGCAAACCAAATTGCTGTTGAGTCACCTATACCTAAATCCCACCACGTTTCTACACCTACATTTGTATCAACAGGCACGGATCCGATTCTTCCATCATTGTCGGCTTTCGTTATTAATCTTCCGTAATAACTTCCTGAGACCGCTGCAGTAAATGAACATTCGAACTCTTGCTCGTATTGTTCATCGGTCATTATGGAACGTGCCTGTGCCAGTTCCTCAACTGGAATCACCTTGGTATCTGATGCTCTATACATCTTACCCATCCAGTCTTTATGACCTCGTTGGGCGTAATCATAGACTTCCCAGAATTGATTATGTCCCATTGGTGTTCCGATAAACATTACCCAGCCTAACTTGTCAGAAATAGCTGGTCTAATGATCTCAGTCCATACCCTCGGTGACATAATTGCATATTCATCCAAGACAACTCCGTCAAATCCCATTCCACGGATACTGTCAGGATGATCTGCACCAAATATTTGAATTCGACTTCCGTTAAATAAATCTATTCTTAATTCAGTCTCGTTCCTACTGCCTCCTAAATACATAAGAGGTTTTGTATATAATTTTAAATACTCCCACGCAATAGATTTACCTTGTCTATACGTTGGAGCTATGAATGCACATAATGATCTTGGTTTGTTTGCTGCAGTCTTGATCATTTCGTTGACTGCTAAAACTGTTTTACCAAATCGTCTATGACAAACTAATACTGTGAATCTTTTTTTATTATCGTGAACTTCTTTTTGATATTCCCTAGGTTTATAAGGAATACTTATAGTTCTAACTTTTTTGCCACTCGACTTTGATTGCAATTGGCTCATCGGATCCTATTCGTGAAGTTGAAGATGCAAGTCTTGGATGAACGTAAGGTGCAGCTTTTTCAGCAGCATACATTTTACGTTCAGGGGAAGACATTGGATTATTTAACACAGCCAAAAGATAATCTAAAGGAGAATGTTGGTATTTAACTGACATTTCCTCCATAGACTTCCATTGTGAAGGCTTACTTTTGGATCCGAAAGGTCTTCCTGCACCTTCTCGTTTGCCTCCACGATTTGGAATCTTTTCTTCGGGCTTATCTGTATGAAGTCCGCCCTCGTTTTCGTATGTTTTTTGTTCTGCGTCAGTCATTATAGATACCATCTTGTTTTTCCGAAATTATCTCGCTTATGCCATTGTTTGGCTGCTGATCTTGCTGCCACTCTTTCGCCTTTTTT